AGGCTAACTCAGTCTTAGGCCTGTCCATACCATCCTGAATAGGCTTGAAGAAGAACGGGTAGTTGTTTGATATGGGCACAATCTTATCTACGAATAACTTCTTAGCGTCATTACCCGTCTTGGATAGAACACCTAACCTAGAGTCCTTGGCTAGTGTAGCCATATTAACAGACTCTGATGCGCCCATAAACGAAAACCCTGAACGCCTAATCTTTAGGTAGCACATACCAAAGCATCTCTTGTCCGCCTTGCACGCCTCCCAAAAGATGTAGAATATTCTGTTGGCCTCTCTATAGTCAGGATATCCAACATCAATCTTAGTCCACTGCAAATACATGTAGTGTGATCCTGTAATATATGTTGGATTGTCAGCGTTATAAAACCAAAACCCCTGCTCCCTTCTGTCGAACTCCCTCTCTATATAATCAACCCAAGAGTCTTTGAAGTCTGAAGACATATCATTCCATTGGAATATAGTCTTGATTCTTTTTAATTGACGAGGGTATTCCTCTCTCTCCCAATACTGCTCTCTTTGATTTGCAGATTTTTTAAATACATTCTTAGGCTTTGCAGGAAGGCCTATCTTCAGGTCATTGATGTTGTATACCTCTCCTAAAGTCCCATTCCTAGATATTACAATAAGATTATACTTCGCATCGTATCCATACGTCCACGACTTAGACTTGTTCTTCTTAACTAGAACAGCCTTTGGTATGTAGTCGTTTACTACTTCGTATAATTTATTTTGACTTTCGCTCTGCAAATCCTTTGAATGAAGTGTTCTTATTTGAAGTGGCTAGCGTCTCCTTCTCCGTCTCTATTCTTGATAGTATCTCGAATGCATCGAATATGGCTAGCTTCTTTGTGGCAGCAGCGTTCTTTAATCTGTCAGCAGCGAGCTCGTCCTCAGGGTCAGGCTTTATTATCTCCTCTTGAGCAACCTTTATTAATTGACTGACGGCCTTATACCCTGCCTCAATAATTTCTGATTTTATCTTGGAAGTGTTCACTGTACTTTTTATCCCACCGCCAATCTCTTGTCTTTTCGAATTGCTCATATATCTCTACTGCTTTAGGACATCTCTGCCATCTGTATTTACTTTTTACTTTTACGAGCTTACATCCACACTCAAGCCACCTCTCTACTTTTTCCACTTAATAGCAATGTTTTTAGTGAACATCCTATATAGCTTCTCACCATCTATCTCGAACTCGTATTCACTGTCAGGAGTAAAAGATACTAAATCACCAGCTTGCACACCTAATGATTCCAACTCTTTATTGATATACTTCATCTCGCCTGTAAGATGCTCACCTGTGGGCTTGACGAAACAATACTTACCTGGGCACTTCCATCCTCCGTTGAAGGAGTACATAAAGAATTGATCCGGATCAACAAGGAATAGGTCATCTTTCAAGTAGCTCCTGCCACTTCGATGCCTACCCTTCATATCGTTATAAGTTCTAAATACGTTGTGATGAACTATCAGGGTGTCTCCCTTTTTTATATCTCCCTTGTATCCAATAGGTGTCTCTATCACCAACGCTTTTCGATTAGTGATTGTATGGTCTTCATGGGTGTTGCTGAGGATAAGACCAAACTCATTCTCATTGTTGTATCGCAAGCCACCCTCAGGCTTTACGATGAAGCAATATGGTGATTGCATTAAAAATTAATATTATATTCTACTGATACAGGCATATTAGGGCCAAAGGACTTCCACAGCATTACTTCGTTTCTCTGCTCAATCCAAACCTTAAATGTACCCTGCTCTTCTTTTATTAAATGAATCTTATGATTTCCACCAAGAACATCCTGCCCTACGATGTAGTGCATAGCACTATTCTTGTAGTCAGCCCCTATTGAAATCTTTCTGATTTGCATCACTCTCTTTTGTATACAACAACAGCTGCGGCAGATGAATTGTTAAAACCTGTGGTGGTAACAGGAACTTCCACTAAGCCTCCGTTGCCTGTAGGCTCAACCGCATACTCAAATGTGACTGTAGTGTTTATTGCCGTAGCATACAAGGGGAAAGACCAACATATTGTATTCTTAGCTGTGGTTGAAGGCAGGACCTCACTTATAGTAGCACCAACTTGCGTGCCATTGACTAAGCACCTTAGGTGAATTGTAGATGCCGTACTTGCCACAGTCCCCACCTGGAAGTCTGCTGATATAAAATAATCTCCTGTCGTTATAAGCTTTATTACACCATCCGAAGCAACACTAACATCTGTAAATATTTGCTCTGCTCCGAATGCAACTTGCTGTGCTGTGTTTGTCCCAGCATCTGTTTGGTCTCCCGAAGAACTAGCTTCCATCTTTTTTACGTAACCACCTCTTATTGTAGAAATAGTAAAATTCTTTACATTATCACTATCGCTAGTATCTAGACCAATAAGCTTGTCGTCTGAAGCTAAGACAGCAGAAGGCACACCACTAAGTATTGCATTTGCCATAGAGCCAATCGTAACCGTTTTTGTGTTATTAGAGTCGCTTACATCCGTCGCTACAACATAATCTCCGCTAACGGGTGTTACTGTAGCGTACTTACTAGTGTTAGATATCTTTCCCATTCTTTTTGTTTATTTCTCCTGTTTCTAAATTAAGAGATACATCCGCTCCGTGTTCAGCCGTAATACTATCCTCCACTGCTTGCAGTGCCTTGCCTGTAGCAATAGACTCCTGAACCACTTGGTACTTATGTAACTCTAGCCTAGCGATGGTGTCCGTTAGTCTTGCCATCTTAGACCTTAATTCCTTAATCGATTCCAGTTGTTCTTTCTTTAATTTCATTTTGTTTAATTTTTTCGTATGTCCTCATCCCGCCTAGACCAAGCATCGTTACAAGTATTGTAATCAGATGTTCCATCTGTGCAGGTTCACCATATCGTTCCGTGAAGATAACAATAATATCTCTAGCAATAAAGTTGTACAAAAGTGCCAAGCCACACACCCAACCTATAGTAGGTCTCCAGCCAGCACGAAACATCTCCCAACCTTTACTCTCCAGAATTGAGCTCGTAAAGTCTTTCATCTAGTTTGTCGATTTTATTATTCATTTCATCAAGCTGTCTTTGAATTCCGTCAAGAGAAACTTTAATCTCTTCAGCGGATATTTCCTGAGGAGGTAACTTCTTGGCCTCATCTATTTCAGCTTTCAATTCAAAGTATGCCACGAATACTGAGAATATAATTCCCACTATCCATACAAAGGTTGACATTGGCATGCCGACAACGGTCTCTTTCGTTATCAGTTTCATGCCCTTAAAATTAATACTTTTTTACCATTGTAAAAACTTAGGCGAGTAGTGAATTCCCACACCTATGTAATGCCTTGTTTGGCCCGTTGTTGTGATGCCTATACCTGTCTGAAAACCAACACCAAATGATTTTCGTACCTTAACGAGTTGCTTCGGGTCTACTAGTATAGCGTTGGCATTATTGAACGTAACTCCTGGGTAGTCGGTTCTCATTCTAAAGAACACCTCGCCCGTCTTATTATTCTTTTCAATGGTGTTCTCAACCCATATGTCCTGCTCCAAGTTTATTATGGCATCCGCCACTACTACGCCATCAGTAGGTATCGTAACCTCTATGGATCTGTTGCTCTTGCCGAACGTGTCCGTCTGCTCCACATATATCTTCTTATAGAACGTATCGGTGTTTACTATGGTAATCGTGTCATATATGAATGCAGGAACTTCAATAGTTTCTCGTATCTCTGTTGTTTGGTTGGTTATAGTAACAGGTGGTTGAGACCTATCTACTGATATGCTGTCCGCTAGTTCATCTAGCTTTAGGTTCAGTGCCCTGATATCCGCAGCGTATAAACCATCGCTATCCATGTAGTTTCGGATAGTGTCTAGTAGCGCAACGTTATTGTTATTGATTCGCTGTATCTCCTGCTGATACTCCTTCTCTTGCTCACACTTGTTTAGTAGCATAAACGCAAGGAATATGCAGAACATATATGGTATGGCTTCGTTCCAATTAATCTTCTTCATCAGGTTGACCCCTCCATTCAACACTTTCCACAATGGTCAGTATCTCATTATGATTGTGTAGTGTTTTATTCGATAACGACTCAATTGTTGGCGGCATATCACCATTATACTTTACAATTGCCTTGTCCCCAACAATATTGCGTATTGTAGTTTCAATACTTGTTGTTAGTATTTGACTATAGTCTAGTGATACCAAGTCTGATGTATTTACTATTACATAGGTTCTCATAATCCGTATCTATCTTTTGATGCATTATAGTTTTGTAAGGCTTCTGCTGCACTTAATACCTTGTCGTACATCTTAACCATTGATATACGTCCATCAAAGTAAAATCCTGCTCTGCTACCACCTACAAAAATATT